ACCCTCTTTTTTTATAAATAACTAAAAAAGTAAGAAAGAAACATGAAGTCTTTTAGTCAGTTTTTGCAAGAGTCATATTTGAATGAAGAACCTGCTGGAAGACCAGCAAGAAGAAGAACTGGTGGTCCTAGTCCAGAGGAAGTAAAGAAACAAATTGACGCCAGAGAAGCAGAAAAGGCGGCAAAAGCGGCAGCAAGACAACCATCTGGTGCAGCAGCAAATCCACAAAAATATGGATTTAAATCAACTAAAGTATCAAGTCCTGCAACTCCTTCTGCACCAACAGCATCAACTCCTGGAGCACAGTTGAGAACAGATGCAGAGACAATTGCTCAACAAGCAAAAGCAAGAGCAAATCAACCAGGAGAACAATTAAGAAGAGATGCTGAAAGAATCGCTAATCAAGCAAGACAAAATACACGTTCATCTGCTGCCACTTTACCAACACCATCTGGCGGCACCGCCAGTGGTGGAAAACCACCTACTGGACCAAAACTAAAAGTTCCAAGTGGATTAGGTAAAGTAGGAAGAGTTGCTGGTAAATTAGTGGGTCCAGCATCCGCTGCACTCGATGTTGCTGATGAAAGATCAAAAGGATCTGGATGGGCAAGATCACTCGCTAAGGGTGCTGCAGTCGCTGTTGGTGGTGCTTTAGGTGGTGCTGCGGGTTCAGTTGTTGGACCAGTAGGGTCAGTTGGTGGTGCTGTAGGTGGATCTATGGCAGCATCTAAGGCATTTGATGTTGCTGCTGGTGCTAATGCTAAAGAAAGAGCAGCAATGGCAACAGCAAATCGCCAACGTCAAGCAGGAACTGCAATTAAAGGTATTGGAGGTAAAACAACCTTTGATACCAAAAAGAATACAATGACTACAGGAACTGGATCACAAAAGAAAACAGTTGCTCTTGCTAAAACTGGTGTTGTTCAGCGTGGTGGACAATCAACTACAGGATATCTTGCATATAAGGGTGGTAAAGCAGTTTATAAAGCAGGTCCAAGTGCTCAGTCACTTGCTAAAACTTCTTCCAATCCATTGGAAAGAATTGGTAGATCCTTATTTGCCGGTGCTTATAAGCAATCTGACGCTGCCAATGCTGCTAAGAAACTTGCTGCGGCAAGGCAGTCTGATGCTGCTCGCAATAAAGCACTTGGTGTCAAAATGAAACCTGGCGGTTGATTTTTATAAATACCATTAAAGGTATATAAAACTATAACCATGTCAAGAATTTCGCAAGATTTCATCAATAGTGTTGGATATTTGTACGAAGAAATAAACGTCCAACAAAATGATTTTTTGAATGAAGAATCGGAGAACTATGATGCTGAAATGACACATATGGTAGAAGATATTCTATCAACCGTTTCAGTATCAATGATTTATGAAGGTTATAGTGCAAGTGCTGTAATTGGATTCTTAGCAGATTCGTCAGAACAAGATATTCTTGAAAAATATTTAACTTTTGATGAAAATATTCTTTTAGAAAATACAATTTCTGAAGAGTATATTCAAGAGCAATTGGAAATTTTTGATTATTGTATTGATGAAGGGTTGGGTTCATTAATTGGAAAAGTTGCTAAAGGTGCTGTTGGACTTGCAGGAAGAGTTGCTTCAAAACCTGCTAGAACAGCAGTTGCTAAAAAGTTAGCAACTTCAACAAATCCAGAAAAGACTAGAGCAGCAATGCAAAGACTTGCTCAGAGAGAAGCAAGAAAAGGAAATGTTGGTGGTTATAGCAAAACTCAATCGCCAATTGATGGTGGAAAACTATCTGCTAAACAATCTGCAGAATTGCTCACAAAAGCAAAAATCGGACAAGTCACCCAAAAAGTAAAAGACATTGCAACAAAGGCAAAACCAGTTCTTCAAAAGGTAGGTAAAGGTGCTGCAGTATTTGGATTGGGTGCTGCTGGTGGTTATATGGGTGCTAAGATGGCAGGTGCTGGATCTCCAACATCATCTAATGCACCTGGAGTTCCATCTTCATCCGGTTCTCAAGGTGCCCCTACAACCTCAGGTGGTGGAGGGTCTCCAAGTGGTCGCGGTGGAGGATCTCCTGCACCATTGAAACCATCGAAACCATCCGCACCACAAAAACCAAAGTCTCCTGCTGCAGCAAAATCTGAGTGGGAAAAAGCAAATCCGCGTCTTGCTCAAGCAGAAAAATTAAGACAACAGGGCGCATCTAGAGAAGACATTAATAAAGTCTTATACAATAAAGGAACTGCTGCTTATGGAGCATCAGGTCAAAGTCAAATGGAAAAGGATGCAGAAGAACTGCGTAAAATGACTGACAGATCTAAACAGCGTCAAGGTAAATTAATGGGAGGTCCAGAAGGACCTGGAACAATTGATACAAAATCAGTTGAAGCAGACATAAAAGCAGCACAAGAAAGGCAGAAGAAGCAAATGGAGCAACAAAAAAATGCCATGACTGCTAAAGAGTCATATGAACCTTATGATATTGTTCTTGATTATCTTTTCTCAAACGGTCATGCAGATACTTTAGATGAAGCAAATTATATTATGATGGAAATGGACGAAGATGCGATTGGAACAATTATCGAACAGTATGAATATTATTTACTTGCTGAAGAAGTTGAGGAGTGGGTAGATGGTCTTGTAAATGAAGGATATGATCTTTCAGAGTATACATGGGATGACATTATGGAGTATTATGTGAATGAAGCAAAAGAAGATAAGGGACTGACACCACTTCAAAAAATTAGAAAAAGAAATAAAAATTATGCTATTGAGGGAGAACCAGCAGGCGATCAAACTTCAAATCGTAGAGCAGAGCGTTCATCTCAAAGAGGAGTTAAAAAAACAAAAGGAGAGAAAAGTGCTTTTGGAACCATGAGACATGTTGGTGGCCCTTATAATTAACTTAAAAGATTATAACATCTTCAAGGGGGCTTGACAAGTCCCCTTTTTTATTGCTAGACTAGGTTTGTCTCCGTTGAAGATAAGTTATATTTAATAATACTTAGAGCTCTTAAGGACAGCGCCATAAATCCTTTCAGATTCACTCATATAGAAAGTCCCACCAATATTTGTATTATAATAGTCTTCATTCAATAAAACATTTCTTTTGAACTGTTCATAGGTTTCATAATAACTCATTGATTTCTTATGAGGACAAAGATATAGGATTTCACGAAGAAAGTGTTCTTTACCTAAAGTCTTTACATCTTCATTTAATTCATCACAAGAACCAAAGTAATTTTTCCAATCACTTTCTAGAGTTTTTCTGCGTCCAGTTTTTCTATCTTTTTGTCTTGTCCAAAAATGTTTTTTACCAATATATTTTTTATTGTTCGTAAGATTTGTAATTATGTAAACAAATCCTTCCATTCCTTTGGGAACATCGGTAAAGACCTCACCATTATATTGCCAATTCATAAGAACACCTTATTTTTCTATTTAGACTTGCCTTTCATACTTAAAAGTGATAGACTTGAAAAAACCCATCAAACTCTAAATACTATGGTGACTTTGGAACAAACCCTCAGGACTTCTCATGACTGGGCAATTGATCGCATTCATTATCTGAGTGAAAAGGATATTGAAGATGCACGTGCAATTCAATCAGAATTTAGTGAATGGTTGAATCCTGATATTCCAGAACACGATATTTTTTCATTAGAATACATAGGAGAATAAAATGCTAGGTCCTAAAAGGAAACCACAAGACTTTGGATTTAAGAAAGGAGATACTCATCTCATCGTTAATGATATTACGGAGAAAGTAAAAGCATTTAGTTTTGATGGAAAACTTCTTTGGGAACGTCCTGCATTGGCACGAGGACAAGGAAGTGACTTTGAGTTTAAACTTCGAAATACAGATACTCCACCAGGTCTTTATAAGATTGGCACTATCTATAAGGACTATGAGAAAGATCCAACGCCACCTTATTCTAGAGATGTAATGGCATTTGGGTGGTATAGTTTTGATTTAGTTGAACTTGAAGGTCAAGAAGCAAAATATGGTCGCGGTGGAATTATGATTCATGGCGGAGGTTCTGCTTGTGGTTGGCCAGGTGCTTGGGCAGCGATTCAACCATTACATTCAACACACGGTTGTGTCAGAATGCACAATCAAGACTTAAGAGATAAAGTATTACCTCTGACCAAAACTGGAACAGTTTATGTCTCTGTATTCCAAGAAGGATGACTACTTCAATTCCACAACCGGGCATTAAGTTAATCAAAGAGTTTGAAGGTTGCCATCTAAAGGCATACCCCGATCCTTTAACTGGAGGACTTCCCATTACAATTGGATGGGGAAGTACAAGAGATTTTGATTATACACCCTTTAAAAGGGGTAGAGTCATTACTCAAGAATATGCCGACCGTCTTTTAGAGCACGACATATTGAAACGTTTTCTTCCTAAATTATCTAAAATTCCTTATTGGAGTGAAATGAATGAAAAACAAAGAGGAGCATTGCTCTCTTTTTCTTATAATCTTGGTGCTGATTTTTTTAACTCTCCTGGATTCAATACGATTACCAAAAAGTTAAAAGAAAAAGATTGGAAAGCAATTCCTGCAACTCTTGAAATGTATAGGAATCCTGGTAGTAAGGTAGAGGTGGGATTGAGAAGAAGAAGGATTGCTGAAGGAAAACTCTGGATTTCTTAACTTTTTTCTTGATTATGAATCCAAATCTTTAAGTCTTTTACATATTTCCTCAATATCTCTGCTTGCGTTAAGTGCCACTCATCCCCTGTTTTAATATATGTCTTGATGTGCTCATCAATAGCATCAAGACATTTTTTAATGACAGGATTCCATGGTTGACGAATTGGGGTGTTCCACTCTCTGGGCATTGGAGATAATGCGGACCATGTATTTATGAGACACTTTACAAACTGTCATACTTGACAAACACTAAATATTAACTTATTATGAAGAAATCCCTGTTATGAGCAGGGTAATCATTATGAGTCCTTGACCGTGACAATTAGAGCCCAGGAGATTACCTCTTGAGAAAGAGGATGTGCGTTTTCTCTATTGGGATGTAGAGTTCAATTAATTTAAATGCAAAATTTCTTTACAGTAACCCTGCCTCTTTTGGCGACGGTTACAACCAGTACGGCATCACTGCCTTCAGTGTTTCCTCCTCCACCTGTGAATAATCCACCTTTCGCTATTGTTCAAGAGGAGCCTACATCAAAGACAGCAATCCGCGAGGTTGCTCCCGAAAAACCTAAAGAGACTAGGTTAATTTGTAAAGGGTGTAATGAACATGAGAATGCTACCCTGGCTTACTTCCAGGATCGTGGTATTAAAGACAGAAACGCCCTTGCTACCATTATGGGCAATATTCGTCAGGAATCAACTTTTATTCCTAATATTTGCGAAGGTGGTAGCAGAACCAGTTGGCGTAACTGCGATGGTGGTTACGGACTGATTCAATGGACATCTGCCAACCGTTATTATGGATTGGGTGATTTTGCTAAGAGGTTTGGTGGTTCGCCATCATCACTTCACACGCAACTTCGTTATCTTACAAATGAAGTCCAATGGAAAGAGATTGAAGACCGAATGAAAATTCCTGGCAAGTCTATCAATCGTTATATGGACTATGCGTATAGTTGGATTTCTTGGGGACACCATGGTGCGAGAACTGAATACGCCTATGATTACGCTAAACGATTAGTCCCCGCTGATGTCTAAATATTATTACCTGACTTGCTGACACTTTTCAGGTGAGATTGGAGTGCTTTTGCACTCCTTTCTTGTATAAATAGTAATGTCAGCAAGTTAGAGTAGAACTATGGAAAAAACATATTATACTTATGCCTATTTGCGTGAGGATAGGACACCTTATTATGTTGGAAAAGGTAGAGGCACAAGAGCATATAGAAAAGATAGAGTTGGTGTAAAACCACCAAAAAATAAAAACAGAATTTTAATATTGAAAAAAGATATAACAGAAGAAGATGCCTTTAGGCATGAAATCTATATGATTGCCGTATTTGGTAGAAAAGATTTAGGAACGGGTATTCTTCATAATAGAACTGATGGTGGCGAAGGTTCTTCTAATGTAAATGAAGAAATTAGAAGATTGTATAG